AAGCATGGGAAGTACATTGCAAAGGGTGCGGAAAATGATGTGCTGGACGGAATCAGGGTGCAGACAACGTTCCTGAACAGAGGAATTATCAGCTATTACAAGGACTGCGAAGCAACCATAAATGAGTACGGGCTGTATTCGTGGGATATGGAAAGCCCGGAGGACGCTGTTATAAAAGAGTTCGACCACTGTTTAGATAGCGACCGTTATTTATGTTATACATTCCTGCGGCGGCGGTTGAGGTGGAAATATTAAAATGGATATGTGGTAGAAAGGGAAAGGATATGCTTTTTAGACGCAAAAATCAGTATCTATTCAAGTTTAAAGATATACGTGAAAAAGAAAGATATGCTACAGTAACGGCAAAAAGTGAAGCAGACGCGGTTTGGAAGTTCATAAACAATCGTGCATTTCTTATGGTAAATCTTGATTGCGAATATGAGGTAATTGGAGGAATAAAAGCGATTTGAAGCATCTGCCAATGTGGTAAGGAGAGGATAGGAAAATGAATCTCATACAGTACATATCGTTCAGCATAGACAAGGCTATTGAAATGCTTATGGATAGCAAGACAAGCAAAATGGACGTTGCATTATTCCTGATGGATTTTAAAAAGATTCTGAATAAACCGGAAAAGGAAATCGTGGACGGAGGTTTTAAAGAGGTTGAAATAAGAGGGATTGAGGAAAGGGGATTGACAGAATGAGCATTAGCGAACAGGTAAGGGAATTAAGGGAAGTCGCAGAAATGTATGAGGGATTGGACGGTGGTAAAATTCTGTCAGAAGCCGCCGACACCACAGAATCCTTATCCGCAAAGCTGCAAGCGGCGAATATGGAGCGGTCAGCGGGGGATTGCAACGGGTGGATTCCGTGCAAGGAGAGATTGCCGGAAATAGGAAAGCTTGTAATATTATCTTTGAAAAACCTTGATATTTGTATTGGATATAGGGAAAATGATAGTATTTCAAGAATGACAGCTTATCTTACTGAAAAAGGATGCAGAATTGAATTCGGATATGTATTAGCATGGCAACCTCTCCCAGAGCCATACCATGAGCCTTAACCAATCCATCACCCACGGCAAAGAATACCGCAAGCCATACCGGGGAGCGAAAGGGATAGAAAGGATATAAATGAGTGCTTATAAAATTTTTGCAATAATTTTTCTTTCGATTGTTTTGTTGAATTATTTACTCCAAATGACAAAGTGTAATGAAAGAATAAAAAGAATAATGAATGGGATAGCTTTGATAGCCATATATGCAGTTGCCTTTTGTTTAAGTGGATTGAATTGAACGCTAAAAGGCAACTGCGGCAGGTGCAGGAGTTGGGAGAATATGAGAGGGGCGGTGATTGAATGATTTCAGCAAATGAAGCAAGGGAAAAGACAGAAGCGGTAAGAAATAACGGCGTTGAGCGTGAACTGGAAAGAATCGAACATGAGATTGAGGAAGCTATCAGAAATGGAGATAACAATATAGCTTTAGACGGTACGATAAGTCACCCAACAGCTAACTATATGCGGCAACTGGGATATGAGGTACACACTGGCAGTCAGTACAACGAATCGTATTTTACAATCAAGTGGTAAGGTGAGTATAACATGGGCTTAATTTCGTGGATAAAGGAGAAATTCAAAATGCTGTTTAAAACGGACGCTGAAAAGGCTTTTGGTGTGGAAACGTACCTGTCGCCGGAAATGGACGCTGCTATTAAGCTATGGCAGCAGTTGGAGAGTGGTAAGCCTCCGTGGGTAGATGGGGATACCAAAACAATCCGGTTTTCAAACACTGTGGCCAGGGAGCTGTCTAAGCTAGTCACACAGAATATTGACATTAAGGTGCAGGCCAAGTATGGGATTGGGGAAACGGCGGCCAAAATCCAGAAAGCCATTGACAATTATTTCCTGAAGAACGCTCAGGAGATTATTGGCAATCAAATCATGCTGGGTGGTGTGATGGCGAAGTGGAACGGTAAGGGAATGGACTACATACCGCCGGATCGGTTCCTGGTGACGGAGTTTGACAGCAACGGGGATATACATGGGGCAATCTTCTTCTCCTACTACCAGAAAGAAAAAAAGTTCTACACAAGGGCAGAATGGCACAGGTTCGAGGATGGCACACAGAAGAACGAAGCCGGTGAAATGGTATCGGTCCACATTTACCAGGTGTCCAACAAAGCCTTTGTGTCGGACCAACAGGACCAGATCGGCCGGGAGACCACACTTAAAAATACTAAGTGGGCGGATATTGTGCCGGAGTTTACAGCGGAGAACCTTGAAAAGCCTTTATTCGTATACATAAAGAATCCATACAGCAACACCATAGACTCTGACAGTCCACTGGGAGTATCCTGCTTTTCAGAGTGCATAGAGGAGCTTCGGTGGCTGGATATTGCAATGAGTACTATGGGTATAGAAACAGAGGATTCGGCACCTAAAATGATTGTCGGGCAGTCTGCAATACAGTATGCGAAAAATAATGGGATTAAACTTCCGAGAATGGTGCTTAATACTGGACTGGACGATATGACAGACAAACCATTTGAGCAGTGGCAGCCACAGTTGCAGGTGGCGAGCCGGACGGAGGGCATTAATTTCTATCTGAATATTATTTCTGCAAAAGTAGGGCTGGATACCGGGACTTTCGTGTTTAACGGTCAAAAGGTGGTGGTTGCCACAGCTACCCAGATAGAAGCCACAGAGCGAAAGACCATCAATACCATGATGATGTATCGTCAAGTCCTGGACAGGCCGGAATCGAACGGAGATGGGCGCGTTGGGGTGATACATGATATTGCGTATATCATTAACGCCATGGAAGCTATTAACGGCGATATAGCCCCATCCGAATTTGGAAACTATAAGCTGTATGCTGACTTCGGCGATCCATTCAGCAATAAAGAAGAGGACAAATTCTTTGAGCTGCAGCTTGCTAACCAGGGATATATGGCAAAGTGGCGCTTTAACGTCCGCCACCTGGGAGTTACGGAGGAAGAAGCAAAGCAGATGGTGCAGGAGGCTGTTGAGGAAAGAAACGCGAATCAACCGGAGGAAAGCAGACTGTTTGGGGAGGAATAGGGAAATGACATTACAAGAATTGGCTGACATATTGACAGAAGCATGGGGCGGCATTTCTGAAAAGATGGAAAAGCTGGCAGAAGCATTACGAAAGGCATTTGATGAAGCCAATAAGAAAATCGAGGAACACAAGAGGCTTTTGCGAAGACCGCCAAAATGGTACAGCAAAGCGAATGCTCCCGCTATACTTGTGAGTAGAAGCAAGCTGTATCATTGCCGGGATAATTGTTAGAAAGCGTGATTTTATGAGAATCAACAAAACAAATGGGAATGTTGACATAAAACTGGATACAAAGCGCATTGACCGCAATATGAAAGAAGCGCAGAAGCTGTTGAACCTGGCTGTCCGGACTGACTGTGAGCCGTTGGTTCCGTTACTGAATGGGCAGCTTCGCCGGAGCGCCAATTTCCCGGAGGGAGTATATGGGGGAGTGCTGGAATACAATACGCCATATGCGCATGCGATTTACGAGGGATTCGTATTTACTCCAAACATACCGATTAAGGACAGCGAGGGAAATATTACTGGTTGGTTTTCGCCGCCAGGACAAAAGAAACAGAAGACCAACAGAAAAATGCATTTCCACGAACCTGGCACAACAGACCACTTTTTTGAAGAAGCGAAGCGTTTACATGGCGTTGAATGGATACGGCTTGTAAAAGAAACTGCCGGAAAAGATTAACTTGGTACAAATCCCTATGCAATCTATTTTATAATTATACTGTGAGGATAGCTTGACGGAGCGAAAGCGGCAATCCCTAGTCGTTTCCTCACAATTCCAAAATAGGGAGATTGCAGAAAGGGAGTGCGATTATGAGCAAAAGAATAGACATGACCGGTCGGAAATATGGGAGATTAACAATCATAGAGCTTGACCGGATAGAGAATAACCACACATTTTGGAAGTGTCGTTGCGAATGCGGAAATATCGCTATAATTGACGGGGCAAAACTGCGTAACGGTCATACAAAAAGTTGTGGTTGTTTTAAGTTGGAAAATGTACGTAGACAGAGAAAGCATAATGAGTATGAAATTTTTGACAGCTATGTAAAAGTCAAATTAAGCGATACAGAGTATATGCTTTGCGATATTGAAGATTGGGAGAAATTAAAGAAACATCACTGGTATGTTAATGCTGTTGGGTATGCCGCGGGCGGAACAAGTAAAAATGGAGTATTCCTTTTCCACAAGAAAGTGACAAATACCACAAGCGAAATCATTGACCATATCAACATGAATAAATTGGACAACAGAAAATGCAATCTGCGGATAGCGGACAAGAAAATCAATTCCATAAACAGAGGATTGCAATCAAATAATAAAACTGGATATAAGGGCGTTTACCATGATAGGCGGTATGGCACATGGAATGCAAGAGTTACTGTTGCCGGAAGAACCATTCATTTAGGCACGTTTCCAACAAAGGAAGAAGCGATTGCGGCGAGACAAGCAGGAGAAGAAAAATATTATCTTCCACAGCTTGAATCCGTGAATAAATAGTTTGGCAAATGGAAGAGGCCGGGAAAGGATAGGAGTATGAGCGATGAAGTAAGGATGTTTGCAATCATGTGTGCAAAGAACAGCATAATGCTTATGTGCTTTACATTATTAGCAATTGTGTTTAGTCATTGGTGGATTGTATTTTTTGCCGCTTTATTCTGGACATGTCCAGCAAAAGAGGGAAAATGATATGCTTAGGCCGGAATACTTTGATGGAAAAGAACAGCGCATGATGGAGCTGTATCAGCAGTTGTCCGAGTACGTCCTAAAGGAAGCCGCCCGGTTCCTGGTCCAAGCCGGGGAAATCACTCCAACGGCTGATCGGCTCCTGCAGCGGCTGCAACTAATGGGTGAGGCCCAAGCGGAGATCGAAAAGAAATTAGAGCAGTTGACCAGACTTTCCCGGAAAGAGCTTCGCACCCTGCTTCAGGATGCTGTCCTCACATCGTGGGAGGCCGATGCAGCGCCGTTCCGTGAGATAGGCATAGATCTCTCAGACCCGCTCAAAAATCCTGCTGTAATCCGAATTATGGACGCACAGTACAAGCGGAGCCAGGGGGAGCTGCAAAACCTGACTAGGACTACCATGAAGCAGAGCCATTTAGACCTGATCAATATGCTTGATGAAGCAGATATGCGGGTAGCTGCTGGGGTGCAGAGTTATTCTGCTGCTATTAATGATATACTTACCAGGTATGCCGGGCGCGGGATATATGTATTTTACCCTACCGGGACCAGACGTACCCTTGAAGCGGCAGTGATGTGCTGCATCAGGACAAGTATGGCACAGATGGCGGGACAGTTGACGCTGGAATTTATTAAGGAGGCAGGGACTAATCTCATCATTACGTCAGCTCACACAGGGGCTAGGTTTACCAAAAAGGATGAGCCTGCAAACCATCAGAGTTGGCAGGGCAAAGTATTTTACATAACGAATGCTGACCTGGCAGATCTTACAGCTGTTAAGGGTAAAATTGAAAGTGATGGGCAAAAAGCGGGCGGTTCTCCTAATACAGGGAAATATCCGGATTTTCGGAAGACAACAGGATATGGGACGGGAGAGGGTTTGGCCGGATATAACTGTCGTCATAGCTTCGGCCCTTATGATGAACGCATCGGTAATCCTTGGCGGGATAAGAACGGGAACCTGGTCGACGGCGCCGGAAACCGGATAGATAGCGAGGAATCAAAGCAGAAGTACCTTGACTCACAGCGGTTAAGGGCGATTGAGCGGAACATCCGGGCGACAAAGCGGCAGCTGGTGGCAAAGGAACAGCTGATGCAGGGAGCCACGGAAGAGGAAAGGCAGCGTCTACAGCCGGAATATGATAAGCTTGCGTATGACCTGACACAACAGAACAAGAAATATAATGATTTTGCCAGGGAACATAATCTGCAACCCCAGTATGGCCGGACGAAACTGGCTGATTTTGGCAGAGAGCAGACAAAGCAATCGAATCAGGGCGCAAGGAGATATAAAAATGCAGAAAAATAGTGTAGAAAAAGATGTTTGTAAATTTTATGGGATTTCTAAAGAGCAATACGACATAATAGTCGGAGGTAT